CAACCTTCGAAGGACAAGGGTTAGCTGTTTGGTAGTACAATTCGGGGGGTAGGTCCGTAGTCAGGTAGCGGTCCTCGCTTGGAACGAGGTGCGAAAGCCCCGGTGGTTCGAATCCACCTCTCCCGACCAAGATTTTACTTGACAGCTACGTATGTAGTGTGTTAAGATGCTTCTGTGTTAAAGAATTTGGGCTGTCCTTGTGGGTGAGGACGCGGGGCTTGCACCCTTGCTGAAACGGTTCAACTCCGTTACGGTCCACCAAGAATTGTCGCGTAGCTCAAAAGACAGAGCGACCCAACAGGAAATCCGAACTGGGTGGCTGTAGGTAAAAATCCTACCGTGACTAACTAGCAATCGCAGAAGCGGCGTGAGTTAATCTAACCTCACTGACGGTCACTACGCACCAAGAAACAGAAGCGTAGTAAGAACATTGCGTGTAAGCACATGGGTTGTGTCCTCGGCCTTCCAAGCCGTAGAGAGTAGGGTTCGACTCCCTCTACCCGCTCCAAACTTATCCGTGGCCGAGTGGATTAGGCAGCAGCTTGCAAACCTGCGTACCTCAGTTCAATTCTGAGCGGATAATCCAGAGGCTAGTAGGGCAATGCCCGAAAGTACAAACCGGACCTCGCCCGGTAAGCGTGGACGAACATTGGGCGAGTGGCTTATGGAAACGGCACACCTACCAGCCTTAGAAGCTGGGCTTTTGTGGGTTCGAATCCCGCCTTGCCTACCAAGTTTTCAGTTGGTGCCCTTAGCGGGGGAGCCTAGTACGGGCGGAATGCCTATCGGTGCCGTACAACGTGGTAACGCGGGTCCAAGAGTAAGATGGCATGAGGACCGCCCAACTGGAATTAAACAGCGTGCGAGTGGCTAAGGTAAATCGGTACAGCCGGTAGGCTCAAACCCTACGCTTTTGCCGGTTCGAATCCGGCCTTGCATACCAAGATGATTGTAGCGGTGGCCTTCCGCTACGTTAAAATAAAAACGGCCACGAACAATTGCGGGATAGAGGAGTTGGATCATCGCCAGTCTCATAAGCTGGATCAGGCCGGATCGTAACCGGCTCCCGCAACCATATTAGGGCGTAATGCCGGAATGGGTAGGCAGCAGACTTTTAATCTGCCGAGGGGCAACCCAGAGTGGGTTCGATCCCCACTGCTTCCACCAGAAACAATACCGTAGAATCCAAGCATGGTGCAAGGACTTGCCTGTTAAGCAATGATTAGTTTGGTTCGATTCCAAAGTACGGTGCCATATTAAATAGACATCGTAGGATAGTCGTGGATAAGAAGCAAACGCAGCTAGGTATGAATCCTAGTACGGCAAGCCAGCGGCTTGTTAAAGATATACTTTTCAGTAAAATCGTGCAAAGTGGTGAAGATAGTTGCTACAGATGTGGCTTGAAAATGGAACGATCTAATTTTTCCATTGAGCACAAGGAAGCATGGCTAGACAGTAAAGACCCGGTTGGGCTTTTCTTTGGTCTTGACAACATCGCTTTTAGCCACTTGAAATGCAACATTGGTGCAGCTAGGAAAGTAAACAAAGAGCAGGACCGGGCAGCATACTACGCAAGGAAGCGTGCGGAGGGTACGGAGCGTATGCGACTCGCCTACAGCGCAGAAAAGCGTAGAGAGAAGTACAGGCGAACCGGGCATTAAACAATATCGCATTCGTCTAACGGCTTAGGACACATGGACTTTCAATCCGTGGATGCAGGGTTCGAATCCCTCATGCGATACCAATTTACTTAGCCAGTTATGGCGCTTAGCTTAGGTTCGATTCCTGTCCGCGTGGTCGCGGTAAGCAAGCGTTAGCTACCGTTGGGTCGCTCCCAGCGAAATACCGTGCAGTAGCGCGCATAGGGTAACTGGCTAAGTAAATTGATGCTTGGTTAATTCAGCGGTAGAAAGCCATCCTTACAAGGTGGTAGTCGTTGGTTCGATCCCAACACCAAGTACCATAACAACGCGTGGAAGCTGCATATTGGCTTAAGGCAGCGCAGTCTGTAAAACTGTAGTCGGCAAGACCGGGTGGAGGTTCGATTCCTTCTCTACGCACCAAATTTAGTTTGACAACTAGCTAGTAAGCTAGTACAATAATGTTTTCAGTGGGAGCTTGGTGTGAGGCATTGCACGCTGGCTGCTAGTAGATAGAGGCGACGGCCAGCCAAGTCCTCCGGGGATTGCGCATTAACCGGAGCTTGGTGATCTAACGCAGCCGGAGGGAGGGGTTCGAACCCCCTAGTTCTCGGCATATAAGAAGGTGCCTATAAAGGCACAGAAGTAAAACGAGGCGTCTACTACACGCCTACGCTTAGCACGCGGCCTGACGCGCAGGTCGGCTAGTTCCGTTGGAGTTAGAATCTCTCCATGCGCACCAAACTTTAAGGGGCTACTATGCCATTCTTCGGAAGCGATTGGAACGACAACGACTTGGACGATGGTCCGATTGGTATTAGTAGCAGTATGAAAGAGGCTATCCGCAGTGAAGCAGGAAAAGAAGCAAAAACAACTGGGAATGAACCCAAGTACAGCAAGCGCGAGGTTGGTAAAGGATGTGCTTTACAAGCTGGTCGTTCAGACGGGGCAGAATGATTGTTTTGTATGTGGTAAGCCCATGTCTAGGGATACATTCTCAATTGAGCATAAGGTTGCTTGGTTGGATAGCATAGACCCTGTAAAGCTTTTCTTCGACACAGATAATATTTCGTTCAGCCATCTAAGCTGTAATGTAGGAGCCGGAAGACGGCCCCATAAAAGGCAAGACCGCGAGACATACGAGGCAGAGAAGTTAAAGGCTAACGCGGATCGTAGGCGACGTATTTACTCGCCAGAGCAGCGTAGGCGTAGGTACGAGACAACAGGACATTAAGGCGGGTTAGCTCACTTGGGAGAGCACTTGATTGTCAATCAAGAGGTAATGGGATCGAAACCCATACTCGTCGCCATAGCAAGACGCGGGGCAGGTAGGTTCGATTCCTACGTTGCGGTGTAAGCTGCAATTACTGGTGTGGTTCTGCGTCCCTAACAACACCAGACCCGGTGGATTCCGGCCCAGCGGCTACGAACCGCAGTTGCATAGTTCAATTCTATGGTTTGGTTCCATACACAGTGGTGGAGATAGTGTAATGAGAGCATAACTGGTTGTGACCCAGTTGGATAGGGATTGAAACCCGTCTTCACACCAAAGAGTAGGTTTGCCGTATATTGGTCTTAGTTGGCTAAGAACGGCGTGATGGTACTAAAGTACATGACAAGCGGGAACAGAGTCCGTTACGATAGTCCTGTAGTTTAACAGGTTAAAACGGAGGCTTGATAAGCCTTTAATCTCTGTTCGATCCAGAGTGGGACTACCAAGAACAATTGCAGCGTGGCGAAACTGGATAGACGCACTAGGTTTTGACCCTAGCGAGCTTAACGCTCATTGTGAGTTCGAACCTCACCGCTGTATCCAATTGTGCCCCCGCATGTACCAAGGCGGCGAACGCGGCTCCAAACCGTGTTGCGGAACGTTCGATTCGATTCCGGGGGTGCCAGAACATAGGAAGATTAACTAGCTTGGGCTAGCACTCCCTGCTAAGGAGTTGGTGTTGCTTACGTAGCATGTGGATCAGGGCCACAATCTTCCGCCAAGAACAAAATGGACATCCTAGCAGTCTACATTGTACCACTAGATAAGGTACTGGTCTTCGATGCAAATGATGTTACACAGATCGCCACTATGCGCGTTTCTGCATGAATTATGGAAGGTAGTCCAACCGGGGATGTTGGCCTTGTTTTGAAAACAAGTGGAACGCTACGCGTCAGGGGTTCGATTCCGCCTGCCTTCCGCCATTACAATGCGTCCGTAGTACAAAGGATAGTACATGGAATTTCTACTTCCAAAGATAGGGGTTCAAGCCCTCTCGGACGCTCCAAGTTTGCTGCAAACGCCCAGCGACTACGCGATACACTTCCGTAGCAGTCGCCAACGTACACGGTCTATTGACGGGCAGGGAAGTGCAGCAACCAATTCGCAACCAAAATCCCGACAAGGAAGACGCATACAGCGTTGCTGCGACTGGTGCCTACGACCAGACCAAAATGGTAGGCTAAATTCCCCTACACGGTGCAACGCCGTCTTAGGAGATAGGCAGCGTAGCCCCTTTAGACCTAATTCGTCACGGGAGTAGCTTGCTGTCGGTGCGGAGAGGGGTTCACAACTGGGACTCACGTTACTGAGCAGGCAGCGTGGCAGGTAACACCTTTGGCAATATATGCGCCTCGCATTCCGTAAGGATGCGGGGCTTTTCTTTTAGGAGTTTAGCATGGTAACTATCCAAGAGCAATTCGAACTGGCGTGTGCTCTTGCCCGCGAAAACGAGCACCAGATTATTGCCATCGTCTGCACCTTGGCCCAGTTCCGGGGGCTAGACATAAAGCTACTGGATGGCGAAGTATTCTACCACACAACGCAGGTTTCGTTCCCTAACGGTGCGGTTGTACGCTGGGTTAACTCAATGCCCAAGCGGCTAGTCGACTATGGGGGCTATTGGTTTACTACGCTGTTCGTGGCGGATATGGTGCGTGGCGACGTTGTTCTAGCACTACAGCACCGGCTACGCAGCCCTAAGTTTAATGGTAAGTTCAAGACATACCACGCATCAGGTTTGGTAACATGGATGGAAAGTGAAGTATATGGCAGCAGATAAGAAACAAAAAATCTACGGACCATGCTCGCGTAAGCAGCAGCTTGTTTTGCTAGATGACCAATCAGACATCCTCGTCACAGGTGGTGGAGCAGGTTCCGGCAAGACCCATACTTGCATCGTAAAGGCATTGAAGTATGCCGAAGACCCGGCAGCACGAATCGTCATCCTTCGCCTAACGTACCCAATGCTTATGTCCATCGGTGGTATTGTGGAGGAAGCTAACAAGGTGTTTGCTGATTTTAACACAGAATACAAGGTTCAATCAAAAGAGCATCACTTTCCAAACGGAGCGCGTGTTAAGTTCGTTGCCATGCCTACTAATCTTAAGGAAGTACAAGGTTGGCAACCTACGCACGTTATCATTGACGAGGGGGCAGAATTTACGCTAGCGGACATCCTTGCACTACAAGCCCGTATCCGCTCCACTACGTACAGGAAATACAAGCTAAGCATGACTATTACATGCAACCCTGACCGTGCATCATGGTTGTATGATTGGGTTGAATACTCCCTTGATCCCGATACAGGTATTCCTAAGCCGGGTACAGAGGAAATTACCCGATGGTTCGTTATCCTTAGTGGAAAAATCTACTGGGGCGAAGGTCCAGAACAGCTTTACAAAGACCACGGCGGAGGTTATACGTACGGGGATGACTTCATCCCTCTAAGCTTCCGATTTATCCCTATGACCATTGAAGATAACCCGGTCATACTTAAGCACAACCCGCGCTACAAAGCTAACCTGCTATCGCAGAGCCGCGTTTCACAGCTACGCTACCTGTATGGTTCGTGGACAGCCGTACCGGAAGGTGCGAGTGTGTTCAACCGTGCATGGGTAACGGAGAACGGTCGCCTAGTAGATTTCGCACCACCAGAGGTAACTAACCGTGTTCGCTCATGGGACTTAGCCTACTCCGTACCATCGGAAACTTACCCTAACCCGGACTGGACAGTAGGTGTAAAGATGTCGCGCTCGCGCGAAGGCATCTACTACATTGAAGATGTTATTAGGTTTAGGAAGCTAACAGATGGCGTGCTAAAGACTATTATAGACACTTCGGAAGTGGATGGTAAGAGCCAACTTGTCACCTACCCGAAAGATAACGGTGGCGGTAAGGCTAACAGCGTTCATATGTCCCGGATGTTTGCCGAGAATGGCATGTACACAAGAGGTATCCCTATCTCTGCCCACTCAAGCAAGATGCAGCGTTTCTTACCGTTCTGTTCCCTGTGTGAGGCGGGGTTGGTACGTTTGGTTCGTGGCCCGTGGAACGAAGAATTCTTGTCTGAATTGGAGAGATTTGTTGGAGACAAAAAAATGAAAGATGACCAAGTGGACGCCACATCAGATGCTTTTAACTTTTTGGCAAAACAGACGTTGATGCCGTCTTTCTCCATTCCAGACCTTAGCAAGCCATCCCCAGTGCCTACTATCTAGATAACTAGCATATAAAGAAGGGGTTGTAAAGCCCTTTCTTGACTTTTTACACGATTCGTTGTATAATCGCCTCATTAAACAAAAAAGGAGTTAGTATGGCAGCTAAGAAAGGCGCTAACAAAGGTGCTGGTCTAGCAGCCGACTCTGGCGCAGTAATCCCGCGACTATCGCTTGGTGAATCTGGCTTCGTCGGGCTGCGAACTTCTAACGGACAGATTCTTGAGGAAGCAAACCGTGTTTTCCGCTTCCCTGCATTCCTAAAGACGGTTAATGAAATGCGCAACGATCCTACGATTGCCGCCGCTCTTAACCTCTACCGAATGATGATTAACCGTGTCCAGTGGAAGGTAGAGCCTCCAAAGGATGCGACAGAAACCGATAAACAGCGTGCAGATTTCCTACGTTCTTGTATGGACGACATGGAGCACACTTGGGCGCAGTTTATCTCGGAAGTAGTCACATACATCGAGTATGGATTCTCCGTACAAGAAAAGGTTTACCGCCGCCGGCTGAACCGTAACGGTAGCAAATATAACGACGGTATGGTAGGTCTTCGCAAGATCGCTCAACGCTCACAAGACACTATCCGCCACTGGAATTTCACTGAGGATGGGCGTGACCTAATGAGCGTAGGCCAAAGCCTTATCAATTTAGAAAATGGGTCGCGTTACATCGCTAATTCATCGGCGAAAGACGGCGTGATTACAATCGACCGCAAGAAATTCCTACTATTCAGCGTTGACAGCGTTAAAGGCAACCCCGAGGGTAAAAGCCTGCTTAAAAACGTTTACCTGCCTTACAAGCAGCTAACAATGCTGAAAGACCAACTCCTGCTAGGGGTTGCAAAAGATATGGCCGCTGTGCCAATCGTCTACCTGCCGCCTGACCTGATGGATGCGAACGCTCCACCGGAAAAGAAAGCAGCTTACCAAGCCTATCAAACGCTAGTCGATAACGTCGCAGCCGGTACGCAGCGTGGTTTGATTCTACCAATGATGTACGACGATGGCAAGCAAATGTTTGAGTTTAAGCTGTTGGAAGGAAAGTCCAATAGTAAATTCGACATCCCGGCAATCATTAAGCAGCTACAGAACGATATCTTCGTAGCACTAAACTGCGACGTTCTTACTGTAGGTTCTGATGTTGAAGGATCGTTCTCTATTGGCGACTCCAAGACTAACCTGCTTGCTATGGGAATTGAGCATCGCCTGAATGAGATTCGGGATGTGCTTAACAACGATCTTATCCCCCAACTATTCGCGTTGAATGGATGGAGCCTTGATAGGCTACCGACTTTCGAATACGGCGACATCGTTGATATGGATTCGGAAGCGTTCTCTAAGTTTATCCAGCGTTGCGCATCGGTCGGTCTGATTGAGATTGATCGTCCTTGGGTGAACAAGATTCGTGAGGTAGGAGGTATCGAACCTCTGGCCCCGGATGCCCCAGTAGACAAGGAAAACCTAACAGGTGCAAGCAGCAAATCAGGGGCCGGAATGGAACCCGGAACTACCGGGGAGGGTACTGCCAAGATTGGCGGTAAACACAATAAAACGGACAAATCCGCAGGTAATGCGGATAACGCTGCTTAGAGGACTAAATGAGTAAACAAAGACCTGTACTAAGACTTACATCTGAGTTGTATAACAGGCCGCATCTTATCTCACCACAGGCGTTCTCGCAAATTACGACGTATCTTGATATACGTAATGCGGGGGCGCTATCTAGCGTAGTGTCGGTATCGCCGGGTATGGACCAACCTGAAAAGGTTGACCAGATTGGCATTATCAACATCCACGGTAGCTTGACAAACAAGCCAGTGGAATCGCTTTGTGGTGCAACAGGTACTAGCTATGCTGGCCTACTCAACCAGATGTCTGAACTAATCGACGCTGGATGCAAGACAATCGTCCTAGACGTTGATAGCGGTGGTGGTGAAGCCTTCAACTGCTTCCAAACCGCTAATGCAATCCGTGCAATGGCTGATAAAAATGGAGTTTACCTAATCTCCTACGTTCAGTCGGTGGCAGCTTCCGCAGCTTACGCCATTGCGGTGTGTGCAGATGAGATTGTAAGCCACCCTCAAAGCCAAGTTGGATCAATCGGCGTGTTAGTTGCGCTGCTTAATAACACTAAGGCACTTGAGAAAGCAGGCTACCAGCGTACATTCGTCACAGCCGGGGCCAATAAGATTCCGTTTGATGCTGACGGTGCATTCCGTGAAGGCTTTATTGAGGAAATTCAAGCTAGTGTAGATGAGCTTTATGAGCAATTCTGTGCACATGTTTCTAGCTACACAGGCTTGAGCGTTGAAGACGTTAAAGCTACAGAAGCTTCGGTTTTCTCTGGACCTACGGCATTGGAAATGGGCTTGGTCAATTCGATTATGACGAACGAAGAGTTTGCTGAATATCTAACGAAAAGGGAATATTAATGAAGGACGCACTAAAACGCGCCGCACAGGCTATTGGCCTAGCTCCTGCTACACCAGTGGCAGAAGTAGTAAGTGAAGCTACACAGGCAGTCGCTACTGCGGTAGACGCAGAAACCGGCGCAGTGGTTGAAATGGTTACACACACGTTTGAAGCCCCGGCGGATGCCGCAAGCTACCACGCTGTAGTAACTGAATTGACGCTGGCCACTTCGAAGCTTGGTGAAACAAGCACAGAACTTGCGACAGCACTGGCTAATCTAGCCACTGTAACTTCCGAGCTTGAAGCAATGAAAGCAGCTAAAGCTAAGGCAGAAGCAGACGCACTGGCTGCCAAGATGGCACAGCGCAAAGCCGCAATTGTGGAAGCACTTGGCACAGAGCGTGCTGACGCATTTATGGTAGCTACCGAAGCAATGCCAGATGCCCAGTTTGAAACAGTTATGGCTGCGATGAACGCAAGCGTTGTAGCCGAGGCTAGTAAGCCAGAGTTTAGCGAGGTCGGCGTAGATGCACAAGCCGACCTTGAGGCTCTACAGGCCGAAGCCGCAAGTAATGGTACGCTCGCAATCCTGCAAGCTAAGTACCAGCAAACAGCAGCAAATTAACTCACAACTTAATTAAGGAATAAACATGACTGTTATCGCAACGGAAGGCCAAAACAGCCGTTTCTCTTCGCTAGTCAAGTCAAGCGACACTCCAGAGCAGATGAAATTCTTCTCGGACCTAGTGACCATCAACGACGCCGCTGGCGGAACCTATTCGCTAGGTACTGTGATGGGAAAAATTACTGCGTCCGGTAAGTTCGTAGTGTGCAAACAAAACGCCGCTGACGGTTCGCAAGTGCCTGCCGCAATCTACTGGGCTAATAACTTCGGTGAAGTCAGGGATTCGGTGGTAGTAGCCGCAACCGACACCAAGGCAATGGCTCTGGTACGCGGAAAGATCGTGGTTTCGAAAGAAGCCCTGAAACTGGATGCTACTTTCGGCACTGGCGCTCAGAAGCAATCGGCGTATGACGCTCTGAAAGCACTGGGCATTCTTGTAGAGGCAAGTTTCTAAGAATGTGGTCTGAGGCTACTAGAAGCTGCCCCGTATGAGGCACCACACGCCAGAAGCTAAGGCGAAGATTTCTTTAGCTAATCGTGGTCGTGAGGTATCTCTAGATGCTAGAGCAAAGATTTCAAAATCTCAGGTAGGCAAGAAACTCTCTGATGGAACCAAAGCGAAGATCGCAGCGGCTAGGAGAGGTAGAAAACACTCAGAAGAGACGCGGCAGAAAATGTCGGCCTCGCAAACTAATAGAAATAGTAAAGGAAACACATAAATGCTAGTACGTTCATTTGGTAATGCTTTTGAAGTCCAAGACTGGACCCAAGAGCTTAACGTAATCCCTAACCAGTGGGGTACGATTAACGAGCTTGGTATCTTCGGTACTGAGTCTGTGGCTGAACACGTAGTTGTATTCGAAGAAATCATCAAGGACGGCAACCTGATCGTTGACCGTGTACGTGGTGAACGTGGTAACGTGGGCCGTGACGCTCAGCGTAAAATCCACTCGTTCAGCGTTCCGCACTTCCCTTACGATGACGCTATCTATCCGCAAGACATCCAAGGCAAACGCGCCTACGGATCGGCTACGGAAGCGGAAACCTTCGACGCAGTACGCGCCCGTAAGATGGAACGTATCCGTCAAAACCACGCGTGGACTCTTGAGTTCGCCCGTGCACAAGCACTGACCGCTGGTACTGTTTACGCTCCAAGCGGAACCGTGTCGCAAGACTGGTATCAGGCTTTCACTGGTGGCGCTCGCCCTACTGCTATCGACTTCGTTCTAGGGACTTCGACTACCGAAGTTC